CAAAGGAGTGAAGACCATGAGCAATGACAAGGCAGCAATCCGAGACCTGGAGGACAGGCTGGCGGCGGCGCTCCGCATGATCAGCCAACTAAAGGCGCAGGCCAAGTATCACGACGCATGCGCGATACCTGCCGCACGCAAAGAGGGCGTCGGCGCCGCGCTCTGTGAAATATACACGCTGATAGCCGCAGGGCACACAGCAAGCGATCTGCTACTAATGGACGATCTCTGCCGAGGCGTCTGAGAACCGAAACCACTACAAGGAGTGAGACCATGAATAACCCCATCAGCACCAACGCCACCGACCTGCTCACCGAGTTCATCGGCGGATCAATTGAGCTGTTCGGCGCAAATCCCGACGATCTATCCGCAATCCGAGAACTGGAGGACCGCCGCCTGGTTATCGCGACGGGGGCCGATCCAATCTACCTATCCCTGACCGCTGACGGGGCAGACCTCGTGGACGATATGAGGGCAGACATATTGGAAGGTCGGGTGATGCGATGAACTACGACGACTTCATATCAAGCAAGGCGACGGGGTGCGCACCCGTTGGATTTGATCCTCAATCAGAGAACAATCACCTGATGCATTTCCAGTCTGACATCGTAACCTGGGCGACGAGGCGTGGCCGCGCTGCAATATTCGCGGACTGCGGCATGGGCAAGACAATCATGCAGTTATCATGGGCTGATAATGTTGCAGCGCATACGGGCAAGGCGGTATTAATACTCGCGCCGCTTGCTGTCGCGCAACAGACAGTCGAAGAGGGCGTTAAGTTCGGGATTGCAGCGCGATACTTAAGGGCAGACGATGGCAACACGGGGATAGTTGTAACTAACTACGAGATGATGGACCATTTTGAGCTGTCAAGGTTCGGAGGCATCGTTTTGGATGAGTCATCAATCCTGAAGTCAAAGACAGGCAAAACCCGGACGGCCATCATTGCGGCTTTTCAGGACACGCCCTACAGGCTCGCATGTACTGCGACTCCGGCACCCAACGATCACATAGAGCTGGGTAACCACGCCGCATTTCTCGGCATCATGTCGCCAGCCGAGATGCTGGCGACGTATTTTGTGCATGATGGCGGATCAACTCAAAACTGGCGACTTAAGGGCCACGCTCGCGGCGACTTCTGGCGGTGGGTTTGCTCGTGGGCCATTATGATTCAGAAGCCATCTGACATTGGGCACTCCGACGAAGGATTCTCGCTGCCGCCTTTGGTGGTCGATCAGATTACAGTTAACTCCGATGCGACACCGGGATACCTCTTTTCAATGGTTGCTGAGTCTATGGGCGACCGGATCACGGCCAGGCGGGAATCTATCCCGCAGCGAGTTAGGGCATGTGCGGATGTCGTCAACTCGACATCCGGCCAGTGGATAGTTTGGTGTGGACTCAATGACGAGTCCAAGCAGCTCTCCGACTCGATTAATGGAGCGGTTTCAATTAGCGGATCAGACCCGACAGACCTCAAAGAATCACGCATGGCTGGATTCAGTCGTGGGGATTTCCGAGTGCTTGTGACAAAGCCAAAGATATGCGGGTTCGGCATGAACTGGCAGCACTGCTCCAACGTCGCATTCGTCGGCTTGTCCGATTCTTGGGAATCATACTATCAGGCTGTGCGCAGGTGCTGGCGATTCGGCCAACAGTCATCCGTAAACGTCAAGATTATAACGGCGTCAACTGAGGGTGCCGTTGTAGCAAATATCCAATCGAAAGAGGCCGCTGCCAAGGCGATGGTTGATGGCATGTTGTCTGAAATGCTCGACATTACACGCGAGAATATCGGCGGATCGTCTCGATCATTTATCAATTATAACCCATCACTTACAATGGAGGTGCCAGCATGGTTGACGTCTTAGATCAGCATCATGGGAAAAGGTTCTCGATATACAACGGCGATTGCGTCGATGTTTTGCGCGGCATTCCGAGCGACTCGGTGCATTATTCGATCTTTTCTCCGCCGTTTGCAAGCCTCTATACATACTCAGCAAGCGACCGTGACATGGGGAACGTGGTAGACGCTGACGAGTTCGCAGACCACTTCATGTTTCTCGTGGCGGAGTTGGCGCGGGTGATGATGCCAGGGCGGCTGGTTTCTTTCCACTGTATGAATCTACCGAGCAGCAAGGCCCGAGACGGCTTTATTGGGATCAAGGACTTTAGAGGCCAGCTCATAAGGTCGTTCGAGCGGTCTGGATTTATTTATCATTCAGAGGTTTGCATTTGGAAAGATCCTGTAACCGCCATGCAGAGGACTAAGGCTCTCGGGCTTCTTCACAAAACGATCAGAAAGGATTCGTGCATGGCTCGGCAAGGGATCGCTGATTATGTAGTAACGATGAGGAAGCCAGGAGAAAACCCCGAGCCATGCCCCAACACGCACGAATCATTCCCTGTCAAAATGTGGCAGCAATATGCATCGCCAATTTGGACAGACATCAATCCTTCGGATACGCTTCAACGAATGAGCGCGAGAGATGAAAACGACGAAAGACACATCTGCCCTCTTCAGCTTGAGGTTATCCGCAGGTGCGTTCGACTGTGGACGAAAGAGGGCGACGCAGTGCTGTCTCCGTTTGCCGGGATTGGGAGCGAGGGCCATGTATCTGTCGAGATGGGCAGGCGATTCGTTGGCATTGAATTGAAGCCGAGTTATTACCAACAAGCGACAAAAAACCTAATCAACGCAGAGGACGGCGTGGATCAAGGCTCGCTGTTTGGAATCACCAACGAGCCGCCGACCGCTGACGGGGCAGACCTACAGGACGAGATCAGAGGCGCAGAATGAGGCAGCTCTACTCACCATCAGGAGCCGCCGAGGTCGCAGGATGCAGCCGCCAGGCTATCGCCAAGGCTATCAAGTCCGGCAAGCTCGCAGCCGCGCCGGTCTTCGGCGCTGGGCATTGTGTCAGCTCGTGGGTGATCACGTCCGACGTCCTCGCCGCGTGGATGCGCCAGAGGAGACAATGAAAACGGCTCGGACGCCGACCAAAGCGCCCGAGCCCAAGGAGTGACAGACGCCAGCAGGCGAATGACAACGCCCCCACCTTATCCCATTCTCTGAGTTATCCACACTCAGGGAGTGGGTTTTTTTTGAGACAATCCGCTGCCGTGATCTACAATGCATTCATGGATGCGCCATGCATAAGATGCGGAGAGAGAGCGACGGACGAGTGCCCTCGATGTCGCGGCTTAGTCTGCCTCTGGTGTCTCGCGCCGCACGTCGAGACCTGCAACACGCCAAGACCATCGAAGGAGGGGTCCAGGAATGCCGACAGGTGATATTCCAGAGGTGGAAGCAGAAATAGCAGCCATGAGCTATCCGCTCGCCAGCCATTACCGAGCCGCCTCTCGCGATGCCCTCGAAGAGATGCAGCAGGAGCTCGAGGAGCACGAGGTCTCAAACGACAAGGCCAAGGTGGCCGCCGTTGTCCTTCTCCTCCTCCTCCTCATGCGGCGCCGCGTAACCCAGCGGATGAGCCGACGGAGACAATCGGCAGCCACCGCGTCAGCTCGGCGCCTCATACTGGGAGGCGCTCTGTCCACCGGGAGCGTGGGGCGCCTGAGAGCTCGAGGCCGAACCATCGACCGCGCAGCGAGGAGAGCCGGCAGAGAACTCGCCCAGATGTCAGCCCTCAGGGTCCAGGCCGACAGGATCTCAGCGAAGGCCGAGGCTCTGCTCACCGAGTTCCTGACCACCGAGACGGCGAGACGCTCACCGCTGGATCGGATCATTACAGAGCGAGGCATCGCGGAGAAGGAGCGAGAGCTGGAGCGACTCAGGGATCGAGAGCGGCGAGAAGGCACTCGCAAGAGCTCCGCAGCCGTCAAAAGGCAAGAGAAGGAGCTTAGAGTATTCCAGACGAAGCACACAGTGGGCGGCCTTATAGACGGCTCTCACGGCTCGATGGACAAGGCAGAATGGCGGGCTCGGCTGGAACAAGCGCTACTCTCCCGAAATGGGACACTATCACGAATGGTCACAGACGCTTGGGCTTATCGGCTCTGGAACATGGGCGCATACCTCGCGGCCAAGTCCACGCGGGTCGAGGTTCTGATAGCTCGCAACCCGAAGGACGAGCGCACCACGAAGTTCTGCAATTGGGTCCATGGCAAGATTATCACCGTGAAGCGGGTAGAGCGGCAGCTCGACTCATTCCAGACCGGCCTCCAGGCTGGCGACAGGGACAAGGCGCTCGGCGCGTGGCCGTTCATCGACCAAAGCACCAAGGCGCTGAACGCGGAAAGGCAGAGCATAGGCCGGGGCCGGGGCAGCCGGGCATCGCTGCAGGAGGTGTTCCGCAGGTTTTTCGCTAAGGTCGGACTGCCGCCGTACCACTTCAGGTGCAGGACGATAGCCGTGCCTCGCACCTTCGAGGAATAAAAACGGAACGGCCCCAGATGTGAGGCCGCCCCGCCCGGCGCAAGACACGGCGAACCACCGTACCCCCATGCTCGCGCCATTACTGAGCCGGAGTAGGCGCAAGCGCTCCGATGATTCTGGAGGACGCTAGCAACATCCCCACAATGGCCTTTCGCTGACCTGAAGCCACCACCCGAAGCCCGAGCTGGTCGCACAGCGGTCGGACCTCTTCCTCCGGTAGCTCTGCTACAGCCGCGATCACCTGGAGCTCATCGACCTTTGCCACATCGAGAGCCGCGCCGCCAGTGTTGACTATTTCCGACCAATCCCTCACGGCGTGGACTTCTTTGCCATGCCTCGCGACACCGCATAGCCAGCCGACGCCAGAGCCGCAGCCGCGAGGCCGAGCCCCTTCGACCAGATCGACGCATCAGCAAACACACCCGATGTCATCAATAGGCCAACAATCGCCGCCGCCGCACTGAGCCAGAACTCGCTAGTTTTGATTCCACTTTTCAACGCTCTTCCTCCAGGTTACGCGCTGCCGGGGGGGCGGGGATAATCATCCAGCCTTCCGGAAGCGCTACTCTATTCATCGACCGAACAAGCTGGCCGCCCTTGCGGACGTATACGCGGGCCTCTACCGGCTCCGCCAGCCTTAACACCGAGTACGGCACGCCGTCGACATCAACTGTCGCCGGCACCAGGACCACCTCGGTTTTTCCTATCGCGGCGCAACTGCCGCCCAATCCAATCACGCTCACGAGGAGTAGCAGGCTCCACATCGTGCGCCGTCGTGTCCGCTTTGAAACACGATAGAAAGAAATCCAGAACCGCTCTAACAATGCTCGCAAACACATCTAGTCCTCCTCAAACCAGTCGTCATAACCGTCGCCGTCATCATCTGCTTCGTACTCCTCACCCGCTGGCAAGTCGGCCACCGTTAGGCTCATCGTAGCCTCCTCGACAGTCAATAGCCGTCTCTCCGCGCTTGACACACGCTCAAGCGCCTCGGTCACGCTGTGCCTGCTCCGAGTGGAACCGCCGCGAATCCATCGAATGATTGCAGAAATAACGCCCATGGCTAACCTCTCTCAATTCAGACGGTCCATTATAAACTGTATCGCAAAGGTGGCGCCAGCAGCCATCAGGCCGGCATATGCAAGTACGCGGGTCTTGAAGTCGCGAAGCTCCCCGAGCACCTTGGAGATGTCGGCCAGGTCGGACCTAACCTCCCCCATGGCTCTTTGGCTCTCATCCTTCAGAGCATCCAGGGCCTTGCTCAGGTTCTTTATTTCGGCTCGAGTAAATCCCCTGAATTCTCCGTCATCAAGTCCCACGCTATTCCTCCTTCACCGTGCCAAGTAGAGTTCCGTCGCCCATAATCGCCAGTGCTATCGTGTACAGGTCCACATCCAGAGCGTGGACGACCCCGGTAGCCTCCACTCGTGCCACTAGCTCCCCGCTCTCGTCGTCTACCCAGATCGAATAAGAGGCACCACGCTTGAGCTCGTTGTATCCGTTGCTCGTCATTTCCTCGCGTGTCATGCTTTGGCCCTCGTGCCTATCAGGCGAATCCCTATAAACTGGACGGTGCCATCATATGTGTCTGTCTCGCCAGTGCTATCTCTCCAGATGACGCCCTTGACGAAATCCCCCACCGCCAGCGTTGAGGCGCCGAACAGGGTGCCGAGGTCATCGACTACCATGTCACCTGACGAGTACGCGGTGATCACTTTCTCGCCTGTTATACCGAAGAGGGTGCCGCCCGAGGTGGTCGCCTCATTATCAGCCACGGCCCGAGCGTCGATTCCCATGTATGCTACATCACCGTCGTCTGGCGCACCGCTGAGTCTATAGTACGCCTTCGCTGTTACGACGGCTCCTACATCGAGGTCTCCAGGCACGGCGAGGTTGAAGGCCATTCCCCGCTTCTGGCTGGATGTAAAATTATATATGGCTGTGTAGCCGTCATAGTCTGACGAGCTCGATATTCCTGGGTTAGCCGCTGCGAGCGTCCCGCTGCCTCCGTCGATGACGGTGGAGCCGTGCAGGGATAGCCACATCTCCCAAACGAGGTTTGGTATCGCGTCCACCTTCACCTTGTCGGCGGCGGTGAGGGCACCCGCCAGGGATGTAGTCGCCGCCACCACCTGAGCACCGGCGGCGCTTGCCGCTACACCTGCCACCGTGGAGCTTATCGTACCTTCATCAAGTTGGAGCTCTCCGCCTACGATTTCCAGCCCGCCGTTAGAGACGAGGTCGGCGGTAGTGATTACGCCCGACAAGCCGGTAACGCCTGAGAAGTTCCAGGTGCCCTTAGCGTTGTGGGTAGCCTCTTCTGCGCCCACGCTTATCACTGGCGACCCACTCGAGGAGCCGAGGACGTTGCCCGTTAGCGCCGCCGCCGTCAGCGTCCCGCCTTCAGCGACAAACCAATTGCCGGCGGAGTCCTTGAACGGCTTCCCTCCATCGGAGAAGGCTTCGGCGTCTAGTGTCGGGAGCAGGACTGGCCGAATCATCCCCGTGGAGCCGCTTGGTGGTATGTTCTCCGTCATTGCAGCGGACAGGGTGATGGTGGTGGCCGTGTGAGTTGCAACGGTGTACTTTGGACGCGCCTCGCTCCCGCCGTCCGGCGAGAAGGACACATGACCTCCGTTATATCTGGCGTCCGCGTGGATGGGGAACGCAAGCTGCAGGACCGTCGTGGTGCTGCCGGTGGTTAGCTGTATAACCTGCCCACCCACTGGCACCGCCAGGGAGCCGCCAAGGACTCCGGCCTGGAGGAGTTCGTCGGCCCTTTCTGCTGAATACTGGGGTAGTGTGGCGATCTCTGGGCCGTTGGAGTCGTCCAGCGTCGCGGTGGATCCGGCGCCGGGATCACTGAGCGAGACATGGGCGCCGCCCGGGACACTGACACCGACCACGCCGCCTGTATAGAGCTCCTCGACCAGATACGGAGGGTGGAAGCCGATGGAGCCGGTGACGCTCAGAGGGTTAACGGTGTGCGGTCCTTTGACACCGATAGAGACCTGCACACCGCCCACCGCCGCATCCTTCAGCGGTGTGACCGCGACACGAGCAGAGACCGACATGGGGCCGTGGCTGACATCGCAGCCCTGAACGGTGGCTGGCGCTGGTGGCTTCGGCCTTGAGGCCAAGCACTTGAGATTCGCCTCCAGGTGCTTCTGCTTGTCCTTTATGCTCTTGAGCTCCGCCGTCTCAGACACGAAGCGCTTCTCGAATAGCTCCTGCCCGAGATCATCCCCGAACCCTCGCGAGTCGAATGACAATGAGGTCGCACCGCTTCGGAAGTCGAACCGGAGCGAGGAGCAAAGGCCCCAGAATCGCCGCTGCTCCGTCACCTGTCCAGTGGCGAAGCCCGTGGCGCCACCGCCGAAGGCGACCCGGAAGCCGAGGTCTGAGAGGCCGAGCCACCTGGTCACGCCTCGGAGGTTGAGTTCGCCGGTGTAGTGCGGCTGTGAAACCTTGCGCCAGATCGAGGCCGCGACGAGGCTGAACTGGTCGTCTTGGCTCTCGTGCTCGTAGCTGTCGGTGGTGAGGACGAGCTCTTCGGCGTGTTTGTAATACAGGTTCGCGAGGCCAGCGTAACCGGCGCCTGGCACCCTCGCCTTATGCACCTCGTTCGTAAACTTCTTCACGTTCATCGTGAACTCACGCGGAGGCGGTGGCGACGGTGGGAGCTGGGCGCATATCTCCTCCCATGTCGGAGGCGGTGGAGGCTTCGGTATAACCCACGCCCTCGGCACCCCACCATTGAGCGGGTCTGCCGGGTTCAGGTTATGGTAATCGACCTGCTCCTGAAACGTGCGCGGCGCCGTCGTCGTCTGGTCGGCTGGTATGGCTTGCTGGCTCATCGTCAGGCCGGCATATCCGCCGCCGCCCGTGCCTGCCTGGAGGCTTGGATGGTTCATCGACGAGCACATGCCCGGTTGTATGTCGTCCGCATCATTAGACGCAGAGGTGCTCTCGATGCGCCACACGCGACCAACGGCCCATCGTAGGTTAGGGTTTCGGGGCTTGTGGATCTCGCTGGAGCTCATCTGGAACTTATCCGGCGCCCCGTCGTTTACCTCGTCCTGCAAGCTGGGGATGGTGGCGGTTATGTCTCTGTCGAGGTCGATCCGATAACGCCTGATGGTGTTTGCGGGTCCGTCCATCCAGCCAGCTCGGGCGAAGAAGTCGATAATAGCCGACACGTTCGCGCTCTCAATGTCCGTGGCGGCGCCCGCTTGAGTCAGGACATGGAAAGCCGTTCCTGTCCACTCGCTGGCGCCGGTGCTCTCGTTCTGGATGTCGTGATCATCCTCATAGGCGCTGTGCGCCTCAGAGAAATAGATCCGTGTGAATTCGTTGGGCGCCGATCCTATGGTCTCTATCTCGTCGATGGCGATGCCGTTGCCGTCCTGTCCTCTGTCGGTTCGGCGCTCTGCGTGGGCGGTGTGCTCATAGTTTGCCAGGTATGCAGGGTCGTAGCCCGCGACAATCTGCGCCAATATGCGAGAGCCTGACGGCCCGCCTCCCACCGTTTGCTTGACGCTCTTTTCCTCATACTTGGCACGGCGTCCGACGATGGAGACGGCGCTATAGACCCCTTGTAGGTCAACGGAGAGCGAATGGTCGCGGGTGTCGCCCTCCAAGTCAACGGTCAGGAGTGGAGGCCGAGCGTGTTCGGAATACATCGGCAGGATGAAGTCGCCGGCGACATAGCTGAATCCCACCGGCGCCGTTAGCTCGAGCGACTGAGACCCGCCGAGAACGACGGCTGTGACGTTCGCCACCTCGGTTTGAAATAGGTCGGTGGCACTCATCAGGCGCACCGTGGAGCCGGCGCCCGAGATGGCAAACATAGAGGCGTCGTCGAGATACCACTTGAGCTTATCCACCACCACGCTATTGATTGTGGCCTTGTCGCCATCAGATAGGAGGTCATGGCGCACCGGTCGGATGTGCCACACGCGAGTCCGTGGGTCTACGACCAGATCATGGTCTGGAACGTGCGACCGGATCAGGCCGCGCACGATGTCGCCGAAGCCAGTGTTCTCGAATACCGTCTTCGGTGGGATGTCAGTAAAGGCCGCGATCTCGTCGGCGTCGAATAGATCGTCTGACGCACCGGCGATTATGCCCCGGTCATAGAGGTCGCTCTGGTAGTGAACTTGCAGGTAGTCCAGGATCTGGGCCAGGGTCATCTGGGCTGCCGCTGGGTTTAGCGGCTGTCCGTAGCGGTAGCGGGTTGCCGCCGCCGCCGCCGTGTCGCGGTTCTTGATTGCCACGAACCAGTCCGGGTCAGTCGGCTCGTCCACGTTGAATATCAACCACGGGATGGTCAGCCCCTCGGATACGTCCTGCATGCCCTTTATCTTGTTGGCGTATCGGATGGGGTCGATGCAGCGGACCTGGAACACCCGCTGCCCTCGGTCGTTCTCAACGCGGCGCACGTCGTCAATGTATCCGTAGAATAGCTTGATCTGAGATGAGGCCGTCTGGCTGGCGCTGTGCCAGCTCGCCCACGCCCCGCCGACCGGGAGCGCCGCGCCCACTTCGGCAGAGAATTCAACGCGGTCGGCAGGTGATAGGCCGAGGCTGTTGTAATTCGTGAAGTCCTGAACCTCGAAGGTGAACTCTTTACCGTTGCCGTCAGCGGTGAGGCTGTCGAGCTCGAAGGTCATCCGCTCCATGCCTCCGGCCTTGATGCCGCCCCAACTGTAGTTATGGCCGGAGAGGAATGCGTTGTCGATCTTCAGAGTGGCATCAGAATCAGCAGCGGCATCGTCCTGGATGACGGTAACGGCGGTGGTGACGGAGCTCCAGATTTTGATCTTTTTCTGCTTGAGTTCCTCGATGGCGTGAGAGTCTGCGCCCATTACAAGTCCCCATTGATTGGGTCAAGGGTGCCGCCCCACCTAAGCTCGATCTCCTTCAGGAAGTCCTTAGGCGCTGGTCCGCTGCCGTCGAGTTCGGGCTCAGATAGCAGCGCCACCTCTGGCATGTGCCAGTCCAGGCGGTACATCTTCGTCCCGTTGTCCTTGGCGTAGGCGATGGCATCGACCTCTATCTGGCTCGTGCTGACTGCTGTGATCTTCGCAACCTCCCAGTCGAAGGTCGTGGCGCTGTCCTCGTCGATGAAGAGAAGATACTGCCCCACGCTCCACCCGTAGGCGGCGGTGGATATGTCAACGGCGGTCGTGAACTGCTCAGACGTGCCGACTTCGACCCCAGACGCATCGCCAACGGCGGCGAGATCCTTCTCTGAGTGGGTCGTGCCATTGGCATCGCGGACGAAGCATAGCGGCCCCATCTGGCTGTGGCCGGTGGTCGGCGAGATGATCGTGGCGAGCGAGGTGGCGAAGGTTCTAATGCGATCCCAGAAGGCGCTCGCCGTCTCTGCGCCGTTATATCCTCGCTTAAATGCGATCTGTGTGGACACCTCCCACCAGGCGCTACCACCTCGAGCGTATCCGTGCGCCTTCGCAGCCCCCACGCTGGTCTGAAACTCTGGCGGCGTGTGGTGCAGGAGGATCATGGGCCGCTTTTGCATAAAGTCACCCAGCCGGAGATCCTTAAAGAATAGCTGGTAGTGTGTCTCTGGGTTTGGCATTAGGCCGTCTTCCTCGCTTCGCGTCTGACCTGTTCAAGCTGGCGCTGTAGTGCCTTAAGCTCCGCCTTCAGTTTGTTGATGTCCTGCGCCTCTTTCTCCAAGATGTCCAGCACCTGCTTCTCCAAGTCGGCGGTCTTCTCGCCAAGGGCAAGCCGCTCCTCTTGGGCTGCCTTCTGAGCTGCGACCGCCTCCTGCCTCGTGGCTTCCAATTCTGTCTGCTTCGCATTTCCCTCCGTAACTATGGCCGCGATCTCCTTCTGGAGGTCAATGATGGCGGTGGTGCCTTGCGGGTTGACTACGTTTGCCATCATATCGCGAAGGCCCGGCACGCCAGCCTCCAGGAGACTGCCAGCCCGCTCCATGCCTTGAGCGCCGAAACCCTGGAAGCCGCCGCCCCCGCCGAATGAGGCAGACCCGAGGAATTGCCGCTCTTGCGCCTTCTGGGCTCTGCGCTGTTCGCGCTGCGCCCTGCGCTGTAGTGATCGGCCTCTGGTCGTCGTCGCGGTCTGGCCTCCTGTCAGGAAGGATCGGACGGACTTGTCGAGGTCTTGGGCCGCTTTCTCCTTCGCGGCCTGTAGCGCCTCACCTGTTGCGGCCATCGCGTCAGAGATCGCCTTGCCAGCTTCGGCCACGTCGTTCTTGAGGTCAGCGAACACCTTTGGGAATCCACGGATCTCGTCCGCGATGTCGTTGAGGAGGTCGGCCATGCCTGTCCCAGAGGCGCCCACCTTGGCGCCTGACACGTTCGATAGGCCAGCCCTGAGCGCATCTCCTACCTTCTCACGCTTATCGGTCTCCTTCGTCAGAGCTCGGATGCTCTCCTTGATGACCTTCTCTTGATCCTTGAGCGCCTTCGTCGCCGCCTTTGCTGCGTCGGCTTCGGCCTTCTTGAGTTTTGCGGTAAATGCGGCGCCCTTCGCGGCTTGGTCTGCGAGCTCCCTCTCTAGATTTGCCTGGCGCTCGAGCTGCGACCCGCCCGCCCCGGTGGCCGTAATGCCGCCCGCCGATGGGCCGCCCTTCACCCTGCCGGTGGTGGCCGCTTGGGTGTTGAGCTCTGTGGCCTTCCTGTTCGCCTCTATCGCTCGCCGCAGTAATATTATCTTATCGTCTGAGATGCGGTTCTGGACAAATCTTTGCTCTTCTCTGGATTCCCTGATACCTGCCCTGTCTCGTCTAAACTCGCGTTTTCTGAGATCACCTTGTCCGGGTTGTCCTGGTGGGCCAAGGAACTCCAGCAGGGCCGGGAATATCTTACCCCCTGACTCGACCGCGTGGGAGACGAAAACGTCCCACTGTTCCATTAAGACGCTCCCCATATTGAAGGCGAGAGAGTCGAAACGGATGCTTAGAATCTTAAACGCATCAGCAGACGGGTTTGTCATCGCTTCCCAAAACGCCCCCCCTGCATTGGTGAGCGATTTCCTGAGCTCCGTATTCTTGCCGACGAGGAAGTCCAGAACAGAACCAGCCCCGCCCTTCAGAGCATCAAACCCACCCTTTACGGCGCTCATGATCTCGTCCGCAGAGAAGCCCTTGATAAACTCAGCCCACCGACCAGCGACCTCTGTGAGCGCGGGCAGGAACTTCTCTCCGACCTCTGCCGAGACGTTCGAGAATGCGGCCCCAAGCTGGCCCATCCTGTCAACCGCGAGTAACTGCTCCTCGCCCATTCCAGCCATTTTTTCGCGGATCGCCTGAAACGCGGCGCCCTGAAACGCCAGCTTTTTCTCACTGTCCGTCAGCTCGTCGGTCGTTCGCCCTATGGCTTTCGCGTATGATTCATTCGCGGCCTCAATTTTGATAATCAAACCGAGGTTATCGAGGATGAGGCGAGACTGGCGCCCGATGCCTATGGCGAGATCGTCGAAACCCTCTGAGGCGGTGCGGCCCATGACCTTCCCGAGCCGACGCCCCGCGGTTATTAAAAACTGGAGCTGTTTTGTCGTATCTGCTGAACCCAGCAACATAGCCTTATTAGACTGGGCCATGAGGTCGAGGTCTGAAACAGTGCCCCGCGCAGCCGACCTCAGATCCTTCAAGACCTCGGCCTGATCCCCGAGCCCCTTGGACGCTGTGAGCGACCCGAAGCCCTCGGCCAGTGGCTGCTTCTTCACGGCCAGCCGGAGAGCGTTGCCGAAGGCCGCAGCCGATACGGTCAGGGCCGCCGTCAGCCCGACCTTGATTATCCTAAATACCGCCTTAAAAGCGGTGGTAAATATCTTGGTGATGATAGAGGCGAGGCCAGAGAGCGCCTTGGCCGCGATGCCTGCGATGCCCGAGAATGCCTTTACAGCGCCCGCCGTGATCGACGAGCCAACAGACGTTGTAATGGCCGCCGGATTGATCGACGGCGCGGTCGGCAGAGCTGGTGGCCCGACACGACCACCGCCACCTCCGCGAGGAGTCCTGACCGCCGCTGCCGCCTTGGCGACTCCCTGGGTCTCCTTGCGTAGTCGAGCCATGGCCTGGGTCGTTCGCTGGACGGATTGCGTGGAGGCGTTGTAGTGCGCCGGGATAGTCTTCGCAACAGCCGCCACGCGCATAGTCGCCTGAGCGTTGGCGCCCATCGCTTTGTTCAACGTGAGGACAGCCTGAGTGGCCGTCTGGAAATGAGACGCGAGGGTTTTGGAGATCTGAGCGAATCGAGCCGTAGACCGCTCTGCTGCGGCGATCATCTTGGTCATGCGCTCGAAGGCTTTATTGGCGCTCGATGCGTTCGCTTTAATCGTCAGCGTTGCCACAGTCTACCGTCCTCCAAAAGCGCCCATCGTGCCCGCTTGCATCTCGCATAGACCCTTGAAGGTCTCGTATCCGAGCCTCGCCATGGTGACATCTGCCACCACTGCCGCACCGACTGCCCTGCTCAGGATGGCCGGCAAGTCCTCGACCCGCTGCCCGTCCATCGTTCGACCGTTGCGAGAGGCGTAGACGGCTTCGACCGCCGCCTCCAGGTGCTTCTCCTCCGCTGGCTCGTTTATTCCTGCCAGTTCTTGCCCAAGGATGAGCTCCTGCACCGCTCGCGTTACTCGTTTCCCTCCGCCCCTACGTCCTGTCGGAACATCATAATGCCGCTCACCAGGCGATTCAGATTCTTCTCTGAGACGTTGCCGCTCCACTCCTTCCATGCCTTCATGGGCGCACCCTTGGGCGGTGGGTCGGCGTTGAAGATCGGGGCGTGTTTGCCCTCCACCGCCTTTATGTGATGCTTGCAGAACGCTGCATAGGTGTCCAGCGTGTTCTCAGCCTTGACTATGCGCTGGAGCTCGGTGCTCTCCCTCATGGTGCAGTCCTCGAGCAGGACAGCCACGCCCTCCTCGCGGTCGTCGAAGGAGACGGCTGCGTCTGTGAAGCTGGCGTAGCTGTACCAGTCCGGCGCCTCTGCCTTCACGTCGTCGAGGTCTGGCACCTGCACGTCTGCGCCCTTCTTGCCTGCGAGCTTCTTGAGCTCCTCTGCCGCTGCGTGGAGCTCGTCAAGCTTTGCATCTTCAACTGTGGTTAGCATATGGTGGTCCTCGGCGGCTGTGGTGGTTAAGAAGGAGAGAGCGACCGCCAGCGCCCTCTCCTGCTGTTACCTATTAGACGTGTGCGTTGCTGTGGTCGTAGGTGTGCGCCTCCATGATGGAGGTGGAGCCCGACAAGAGCGCCGCCTCATAGGTCAGCGTGACCACGCGCTTGTTTCCGTCCCGCGTGATGGCCGAGCTGCCTCGGTAGTCGATGCGGTCGAAGATAAGCGCCTGCGCCATATTTCGGATTGTCAGCGGGCCGCCTGATCCACCGTTGAGAGTGACGCGGGCGTCGAACCCATTCAGAGCGGAGGTATCGACCTCGAAGGACGTGTCAGCCACAACTCCACCAATCGGCAGGCACACAAAGCCGGTGGTCGGGTGCTCTATCGTCACCACGTCCCCATTTACGAGGCCCTCCGTGTCATCGACGAGGATGGTTTGCGCCGCCAGCTCGCCGGATGTAACGGTAGATGTGGAGGTGACAGAGAACGCCTTGGGATGGGTGAAGACGACCCGCAGCTTGCCCTTTGGCGGCTCCTCGTTCTCGTCGAGCTGGAGATATTCCTCCTCGTTGAGGGCCATGGTGATCTCGAACTGTGCAGACGCTTCGCCTGGCGTGTGGATGGTCCAGACCTTGTCGAGCTCCACGTTGGAATCGTTGTCTTGGAACTCCTCGACGGCTCCCTGGTTGGAGTACGTCACGCTGAGGCGCCGCACATCGGTAACGTGGCCGCCATAGGCACCGCCCGCTGCATCCGGCACAAAGTCGATCTTAACGCCGGTGCTCGAGTAGGGCAGCACGTCGGAAAAGTCCAAGGTGGGGACAGACTCGCCGGTGGGTATGTTCTGCTTGCGGTTGATCCAGCCGCCGAAGTCCACCTCTATCGGAGCTCCTGCCCCGGTGCGGTCTATCTGGAAGCTGAAGGAGTCGAAGATACAGCCGTAACGGCGCTGTCCCTTGACCTTCGACGCGCCGAGCTTCGTGCCCCACCAGCTTTCGATGGTCAGGAATCCTTGATCCCCGCTCGCGTTTCTGTCCACGACGTTGTCCAGGAGCAGGTTAGCCACGTTCGGATATAGGTAGCTCCTGAATGACTTGCTCTCCCCGTTGCGGCTGCCTACGGAGGAGTAGAGCACCCCTTCGTTGCCGTGGTCGGTGTCCAGTGTCTCCAGAGACAGATCGGCATTCATGCCGTCCCCGTCCGCTGGTACCGCGATGTCAGTCAGGGACGACGCCACCGTCGTCCTGTCAGATTGTGAACCGACGCGTACGCTTAGGTCTTTTGCTCTTACACCCATAACTATCCTCCTACGTTGTGTTAGCTGGTAGCGTCCTGGAGACCTCCAGCGTTAGCTTAAACTGCCCGTCCCAGTACAGGACGTCTCTGGGGTTCGCGCCTGAGCGCACCGGGTCCATGCCCAGCACTTCCCAGGCAAGACCATCAATAGCGCCGCCGCTGCCTGTCCCGAGGTTGGTATCGAGTGAATGGCGCGAGAGAATGACGTCCGAGAGGGTCATCAGTGCGGCGGCGCAATCGATGGAAGAATTCGCGGCATGGAAGGTGGTGTTATCATAGACTACCCCGCCCTCCATCTCTATATGGATGATCTCCTCGTCCGGCGTTGTATCTGTCTCGAGCGGGTTCGGCGTTATGCTCTCGACGTACATGGCCGGAAGGTCTGCGGCCTCCAGAGAGCCATCCTCTCGAACCGGGAGCACGTTGCCGTCGTAGCCTTTGAATACCGCAAGGCCGAGGCCGGTGAAGTCCGTCTTGCCCTCGAGATAGGTCCAGAATGCGGCCATAGCATTTGTGAGGAGGGATGCGTTTGCGGTTGGCATCTATCCCCCTACCTTGCCGCGTGTGCGCTTTGGGTTTTTCTTAAGGTTTAGAGCCTTCTGGAACCAACGGTCCAGGATCCCGTCTATATACTTGTCCAGCGCCTTCGTATCCCAGTAATTGGTCGCCAGGCGCTTCAGCTTGTGGCTTATCTTCATCACCCGCGCTCGGATGCTCACCAGCCCCTTCTTGTGATATGTGTGGGCAAGTGTGTTGCCCGTCCACACCATGCGCGGCCCTGACGCTCTGGCGCCATGCTTTGGCGCCTTCTTGTAATAGCCCCACCGATTGCGCCGAGCTCTCTGCGTGGATCTCGCCAGTCCCATCCCGTTATCTATGCCACGATTCAGGAAGTAGTCCTTTTGCTCTGGCCCCAAATCGAGAGCCCTAAAGAATGCCTCAAATCGGAGCTCTGCCCTCATCCTTACAGCCAGCCGCCGGAACTCTACAACGTCGTAGGCGATCACGTTATCCAAAGCTCCACAGACCGATTGCCGCCGAGGCTGTCGGCTGCTCCGTCCTTCGTCTGCACCTGCCCGTTCACCTTGGGGCCGCCGTCGTCGATGACACGCTGGGCGAGTTCGTTGGCCTCCCTTTTGAGGCGTAGCACGAGGTGGTTCTCCTCTGTCTGCGGGTTCCCGGTGGCGTGTACCTTGTCGAGATAGTCAGCCGTGGCGAATTGTAGCCATATACGGTTGATGGAGCTCGGGCCGGACGCGCTCCAGGTGGAGCGGTTCCAATCGCTGAAAAGGTCATCGATCTCGTCGTCCGCATATGCTGCGGACTGAGCGGAGGTCTCCGCGTCGATAGCCGTCTGGCGAACCAGCCAGCCCTCACCCACCTTCAAGGTGCCGTATTGTCCTGCCGCCTCAGTTGCCATTATGTTTTCTCATGCGCCACCCATTCGAGGGTAACGTCTCCGTCTGGAAGTCCTGAACCGCTGACCGCGACAGAGAAGCCGGTGGTGGCCTCGCTGCTGACGGTCAAGGTCGCAGACTCATCCCCGAGGTGATGGACCACGAACACCTCCGGCGCCTGTGTAAACGTCTTCTGAAAGGTGACAGCAGCCGCTCCAGCCGACCCGCTCGATAGCGTGACGACCTTGGTGCCGGTTTCGATTTGTGAGCCTTTAGTCGTCCATGGCATTACACGAGCTCCTCGTCTGTGATGGCGTCGAGGTCGCTGACCTCTGCATACTCGATAGAGGGCAGCTCTATCGGCGGCTGTGAGTCGGATACCAGTGCAGGGATGCCCGTGTACTCGAGCTTTGAAGAGGGCGGCAGCGGCGCTATAGCACCCTTGGTAATGTGTCCAGCGTGGCAGAAAAGCTCCGCATGGTTCCGGGGCATGATGTGGGTTGTGTTCAAGGCGTACCAGGTGACGCGCCCATGTCGGACGCCATTGTAGTCACAGAATACCCGGACGGCGGTGCCTGGATTCACGTTGAACTTGGAAACAGGCATAAGGTAGACCTGCACCTTGTCCGCTTTTGGCTTCGTTGTCGTCTTCTTCTTTTTCGCTGTCTTCTTGGTGGGCATGGTCTTCTCTCGGTGGTGGTTCGTTGAAGGTCGGCGGGAAGGCCGCGAAGCCCTCCCGCCTTATCGTTCTCTATTAGGTGTTGTCGCCAAAGGTGGAGGCGGTGTGGATGATCTGCACAGCCGCGTCCGTCAGGATGGCCGCAGCGTGTTCGGCTGTCCATCCCAAGGAGCCGCGACGGCCCAGCGGGTTCCCATGGCTGGCGGTGCCAGCAGGCACGGCCCAAATCTGAGCGGGACGGCCAGCGAGATCGACCACGCCGAACGCATCAGCGCCGAAGCACTGGACGCTGTATACATCTGTTCCGGCACCGCCGCCCGTGTCTGCGGCGAACACACCGGCAGAGCCAGCATTCAGCCAGCGAAGGCGTCCGGTCTTGCCAGCTTCGCCTGGCAGGATGCCGTTGCCCTGGACGTATGTAGAGACATCATCCCAGAGCACGGTGGAGGCGTTCTTGCGGAGGTCATTGATGACGTGGGCATGAGCGACCGCGATATATGCGGGCTCGCCTGGAAGCGTTCCGACGCCGCCGGTGGGCAGCAGGAAGTCCGTGACCGGCTCCACGTCGGCCTCCTCGAAGCTGTTTACAACCGTGTCAATGTCGGCCTTTGCGATCACATCCGAGGAGCCGATATTGGCGTCTGCTGCGACGCCTCCAACTCTGTAGATGTTTGATGATGCGTTGAGCACGTCACGAGTGGCGGCGTCAAGGTCGCGAGCTGCACGGCGAGCCATGCGAGCGACCAGGGTGTCCAGCACGGGGTCAGGCGTCGCGGTGTCGAAGTAGCTCGACATCCTGAAGAACTTGCCGTAATCCGCCAGCGTGGCGGTGACGGCGGAGGTGGTGAGGGTGCCAGCGGTGCCGTCGTCGGCTTCCGCGAGGGTCTCACCCGCTCCTATGTTTGTCATGGTGGGCCATGAGATGATGCGACCCTCTCGCGCTGGGATGGTGTCAGCAACGCCGAATGCGTTGAAGATCAGCTTCGGGTTGAGCTCCTCGATGAAACGACGGACATAGTATGTCCTCAGTTGCCCTGTGAGTTGATTTTCTCCCGCCGCTGCGGTGATAACATTCGTGGCCATGAGAGGCGCTCCTTTTCAAAATGGGGAGCGCCTCGCCAAACATTTGGCTTATCTCACGCGGCCCCGGTTCCAGAGTTTTTGATGCTTCGCTCGGAGCTTCGCGAAGTCCGCGTCTGTCATGCTAGCCACCTCCTCCTGAGTGAGCTCCTCGAACTCGCTCGGGCCTTGTGTCTGGCTTGCAGTCGCTTCCCCAGCTTTGCCGCCGCCACCCTGACGGGATGACGCCTTGCGGAACATCGGTGAATTGCTTTCCGTCTGAATCGCTTCCTCGATAGGCACCTGCGTCTCTCCGTCGTCGAAGTAGACCCGCCCACTATCTGGGTCGAGCACAGCGCCCTGACGGATTAACCGCTCGATGATGCCACGGGCTCCAGGTGCGAGGGTTGACTGGTCGAGCGAATCGAGCCCGTCGGCAATGGTGGACTTTATTGTCGCCGCTGCCGCCTTCTGCTCTATCGCTGCCAGACGCTTCTCTGCCGCTGCGGCTCGCTTCTCAGCGCCGGTTAGCTGCTTGCCATCTTGGTTACGATCCTCCGCGCCCTCATCGACCTCCTGCTGGCCCTTGTACTTGCCAAGGCCCAGCCGTCGGTTAACTTGTTCGCGATGATTCCTCGTGTCATCCATCGCCCTCTGTACAGGCGCGAGGCGCTCATTCAGGAGGCGGTCGATGTCTTGAAGGGTTAGGGGTGTTGCTCCGTCCCCCACGGGTGCCGCGTTCTGATCTTGGCCGCCGCCAGTACCGAGGTTCCCCTCGGCGTCATCGCCAGGACCGAATGGTCGCGGAAGCCTCCGCGACAATTGGGCAGCGAGTTCGTCGTCGATGTCAGTATACATGGTTCGGTGGTCTCCTAAAATAATTCTAAACGTCATTTGGTTCGATGGATGGCGCGGCAGCGATCTCGTCCCGAATCTTGGCCCTGACCTCCTGCGGAGCATCGGCCACGAGGCGCATGGATAGGTTCGTCTGCATCTCCGCGTGGAAGGTGTCCGAGTCGATGGACGGGGCAATGGAATTGTAGACGCGGGCCAAACCCTCCAGCTCGAACACCTCGAAGGTGTTGAAGAATTGGGCGTGATTCGCGCCGAGCTCCCTCATGGTGCGGTCCTCCAGAATCATCTCCGCGAGGTCCATGAGTCGGGTCGCTGCCATCTCGAGGCGCCGGGTGTGTGCGAGGATGTGCCGCTTTTCGGTTTGGGAGAATCTCGTCTGCTGCGCTACACCGCTCTCGCCCCTCCGAGTCGTGCCTGAGCTCGTAAAGGACGGATTGCTGCCGGTCTGAGCGATGGCCTCATGGGTGAACTTCTCCGCAGCCTTGTCTCTCGCGTCGAATGGGAGCGACGGCTGGGGTATGTACTTCATCTCCTCGTCAGGCTCCAACCGTACGACATTGCCGCCGATGTAAATGGAGCTCACATCTCGGTCGGAGCTCAATGCCAGGATTGGATTTGCATGGGTGTTCCTGATCTGGCTACCCCACGAATCCTCGAGGAGCTTCGCCACGTCGGCACGAGAGGCGCCCTTTATAAAGCTCTCTCCCTGCATCTTCTGCCGGAAGCGCCCATAGATCGGGACGACTGGCAGAACGCCGAGGCCGTGCTCGATCATGCCCCTATGGGTCAGCACCTCATCCTCATCTGCTGCGCCGGTGTCCGGGTCGATGGGCCGCTCGTATACGTTGATCGCCACTCGGTCGAACACCCGCCACCGCTCGACGAGGAGCCGCGCCGCCGTCGGGCTCTCCTGCCTGGCGACCGTCTGGCGCACGGCCACCCATGCGATGCCGCCACGGTCGTCGAATCCCCACGCCGGCACATCCTCCACCTTGAGCGACTCCACGACGGGGCGCCGGAGGTCCAGTATCATCTCGTCCATTTCCGTTAGCACCTCGACGCCATCGGGCGCCGCTGGCTTGGTGATGACAGCGAACGCCGCGCCCATCCAGTTAGCCTCCCCAGAGAGCTCCTCCACCCAATCCCGGAGGCTTGTACCCTCTCCGTCGATGTCATCGACCCATGAGACGACGCTATCGGCCTCGCTTCTGAAGTTGGGCTCGGCTGCAAACACGGCTCCAACAAGGCGCTCCACCGCTGTATTGCTGCCGCCGAGGAAATAGCTGTTACGGATGCGGTGCTCGTACAGGTTGTCGAGCTCGTAGGGGAATTGCGGCAGATACTTCTTGAGGTCTTCGGGTCGCTCCATGCCGTCCTGAATGGCTCGATAGCGCAGCCAGCGGTTGTCCTTCATCTGCGCCGCATACCATGGGTGCGGGTGCTCAAACGGCATCCGTCGCCCTGCTTCGAGTGTACCGGGCAGGCTGACCGGCTGGCCTTTGCTTCGCTCTGTTTCTGTCGTGTGGGCCATCGCTGTCTCCTATCTGGCGGCGAGTGTTGCCGCGTCCTTATTTGCTGCCTTGAGTCTATCGAGTCGAGCTCTCAGCGGATGCTCGTGGACGATGTAATAGCCGAGGGCATCGCTGATATGGGTAAGGTGTGGCGTATCGGCCTCCTTGCGTGGGCGCCGGCTGCCGTCCTTGTGCGGTAGAACCTGCTCAAAGTCGGCCACCAGATGCTTGCAGATAGGCGAGACCAGAAGGCGTATTTTGCCGGTGTGGGATCGTAGGCGCCCATTGACTGAATTGATGCGGTCAACGATGGGGTAGGTTTTGCGTGGGACGCGTATGCGCCTGGTGACTCGCTCCCTCCACATCTCGTAATCCGTGGTCCCACTCCTGGTGTCTCGTGCGTGTCCGGCAGGGTCGCCGTAGACCTGCACATCCACGGCGTTAGGATACTTGGCGAGGAAGCGGTCTATAACGCCCACAGTGCCGTCTCCATCGTCGTTCCAGATCTCATCCACCACGACGGTCGTGCCTCTTCTCTCCTGAATGAGGGCCGCCACGCAGGGCGAGACATTGAAGTCCAGCGCGACGATTAGCGGTAGGCTCGGCTTGTATGCGGCGGCCTCTCGGATGTGTACTTTACGATCCCAAGCGTGGTAAAGCGTCTCCGAGCTAGCGACGAACTCACCGAGGAGCTCCTGCTTGACGGCCCTGGTGTCGTAGCTGTCCTCGAGCGAGACGGCGTAGTCGTCTGGGAGTGTGGGGTTGTCCGTCGTCTTGGCCCTGAAGATGGCATAATCGGTCTGGTTTGGGCGGTCTGGTCCGAATCGGTCATAGATCCAGTTGAGGCCGTTGGGCGTGGTCGTGATAAAGATAGTGGACTGTATGCCCCTCTGGCGCCCCGCTCGGCCCTGAACAACGGCGAACGCTTTGGCGCTCATATCCCTCGCCTCGTCTAACCAGGCCCACGCGAACTCCGTGCCTCGGACCTTCTCCAGCGCCGTCCTGTCCAGAGATCGACAGAGGATGGTGGAGCCATTGGCGAGACAGAAACGAGCCTTGCCGGCTTCCCATCTGTACGTTACCTCCATCTGCTGGAGCGCCTCGGTTAGCGCCGGTATCACCACGTCCTCGAGCTGCCGGTACGAGTTGGAGGCAGCGAGGCCGAGGCGCCCCTTGAGCTTGAGAGCGTATGCGATGGCCTTGCGGGCGCCTATCCACGTCTTGCCATATCCGAGGCCGGTGATGAGTGCCTGGTATTTCGCGGTGCATGTGAGAAAATCATACTGGACGGGCAGGAGTGGGATCGGTATGGCTACCACTTACTCCTCCCCCTTGCTCTCTGCTGCCTTCTTGGCGGCGTCAGGGTCCGGGAAAAACTGCACCTCGTGGCTGTCCTGCTGCTGGGCAGCGGCCACGGCGAGGGCGTCATGGCTTGGCCGATTGTACATCTCAGGCTTGCGGGATGAGAGCATAAAGGTCGCGAGCTGTGGGGCGAACATCGTCCTCGTGCCGCATTGCTCGCCTTGGAAGTAGACCTCCTGCTGCCATCCGTCCTTCGCCTTCTGGAATACGGAGAGCTCGAGGTCTTCGGTGGCGCCGAGCTGGGCATCGTCCCAAAGGTTAGCGAAGGCTTGCACCTTCTCGCGGCGGTCGTAGGCGGTGCGCCTTCCGATGCCAGCGGCCTCGGCTGCATGTGTAACGGTGCCGTATGTGCGGAGGCCAGATAGGAACCGAGGCACCCATTTCGGCTCCTTAGCCTTGGCTGTGCGCTTTGTGCGGTGTTTGGGTGCGGTCTTCTTCTTGCCGGCCTTGCGCTTCGTGGCCTTCTTCGTTGGTGCTTTCCTCTTTTCAGGGGCCAGCTCATCGCCTCCTCTGTCGAGTTGTCAACCTGTCAACCTGTCAAGTCTGGGTACATCGTCGGCCTCCGTGATCAATGCCTGTCTCTTCACACCTGTGAAGTCCTGTGAAGTCGCTATCGCCTCCGCGTCAGCGTGTGAAATCCCGCCTGTATTCGGTGGTGCCTCCAGCCAGCCGGCGCCGCCATCTCGAAGTTAGCCCTGGCTTGGCCTTGGTTGTTCATGTATCGCAACAGCACATGCCAGCGGGGAACGTCATCAAATAGCACAATAAGATCCATCCCGCCGCCGGTAAGAAACCTGGTCCACTCCTCGAAGCCTGAGGACGTCATCTCCTCCCCAGTGATAACGCAGGAGCTCTCAGCCGCTCGGCAGAGCAGGAGGCGATCTGGCAGAGATGGAGCGCCCACCAGGAGGACGTTGCCCGACATCCTCGGGCATGTACGAACCCACTCCGCGAATTCTGAGGCGCAATCCTCGGGGAATTGCAGCCAGATGGCGGGCGTGTCGAGGCGCTCAGGTACAAAGGTCGCTGGGTCAAACGACGGTAAGTATATGTCGGCCTCTCGTTCCCAGACTACAGCGTGCCCTATGGCCGCGTCAGGGTCGCCGTGGATACCTACGACCTGCTGTTCTGATAGATCGGCCATGCGCTCGGTGATCTCCAGGGACCGACCCTCTGTCGCGAGCCAGTCGCGGAGGGCCAGAACCCAGTCGACAGACGCCGCAAAGTCCGGCACGCCGTCGCATATGTTCCCCGTTATATAGGCGACACATCCGGCGAGGCATTGCTGATTGTCCGCCGTCTCGCTCATTCTGGGAATACGTCCATAGCGGCGTCCATGATGTAATCGCAGATCATAGCCGCCTCTGATCTGGTCATGATGGGATAGACGACCTTAAGGTCGTTGGTTTGGAAGGTGAACGCCAGGCGCACATACGAGAGCGCCAGCCCATCATCGGACAGCTCAGGCGCCCACGTCTCGACCTTGAATCGAGAGCACTGGACGACCTGCTCGTCTGTGGCTTCGGTTATTTCTTCTTGCTTCTTTGACATCAGAACGGCACCACGCCGTCGTCCTCTTTCTCGCACAGTGTGGAGAGGTCCATATCCACGATCCTCGGCACCCATCGGACGGCCTTGCCGCCCCGCTTAACCTTGAGCTTGCGCCAGCCCCAGACTTCGATGCGGCAGCCTGGCGTCTCGAGCCATGGCCTCGCGTTCTCGTGTGAGGCTATCTTATCGACTCTGCTCACGACGTTCGAGCCGCTGGTGGCTTGCACCGCAAGGATACCACGCCGAGGGCAGACGGCTAAAATATCGATAAAGCCATAGAGGTCTTGTCGGATCATGGCGTGTGGGTTCCACCTCTCGACGACGGCGACCAGAGGCCAACCCTCTTTGCGTAGGCGCTGGAGTGTGCGCTGGGTCGGGCTCATTCAAACCCCCTCAACGTCAGAGAAGCACCCACAGCCGCCCCAGCTCCCTGAGAATCTGAAACGCGAGCCTCGTCCTCCTCTATGCCGTCTCTCTCGACAAGGATCTGTATACACTTCTCGACGGAGTAGACCACGAGGTCGGGCTGGCCGCACCTCCGCCCTATGCCGATGATCGCATCATCGAGTCCGTTAGCAAATAGCATTATTTATTGCCGCCTATCCCGCCGCATATCTCGCGCAGCTCCTGGAGCGCCTCAGCGGCGTATTCTGCGTCCGCAGCTTCATGGTCTGATTCGATACGCGCTATCTGCTGCATTTTTTGCTCGTCGCGCTTCTCTGCAGCGATTCGACGATACCATTTCTCCACCACCGCGGTGCTGGGGAACTCCTCATTCGAGCACACGGCCCGCGCTGCCTCAAGGAGCGTTTCCGGGTTCCGGTCCCCCAGGACCTCCAGCCACACCCTGAGCACATCGGGCTTCGAGAATTTAGCCCCTGAGGTGGGGAACGCTCCTGCTAGCAATCTGAGGACGCCCGCCATCGCCATCGTCCGCGCTTCGCTGTCGTTGTTCATCTATCACGCTCCTTGCGTTTTGCATTATAGCATCGCCAACGTCATTCGCTGTGATGCCTCCTGCCGTGGTTGAATATGTGTTTTCCCTTATCTTGTCCCAATTGGCCGCCTGGACGATCCAGAGGAAGGAGGCCCGCCAGCCGCGGTCATTATTGCCAAGGAGGAAGGGGGAGCCTTTGACGGTTTGGAATACCTGCCTCCACTCCTCAATGTCTGGGGTGGCCCGCCACCGTGCCATCACGTTCCGCCGGGCGGAGGCGGGCACCCCACAGCGTAGAGCTGGGAGGGGTGGAACGAGGATCTCAAGGTAGGCGGCGGCAATTGCCTCCATGGGTGGCGGTGCTTGCTTGGCGGGGGTGGCGGCTTTGGGGAGAGCCACAAGGGCGGCCCCGCCGTCTGTATTCTCTTCTCTCTTCTCCTCTCCTCTTATCTCCTCTTCTCTCCCACGGGGTTTGGCTGGGCCGCTCCCAGCATTTTGCTGGGTTGCCCCCAGCTTTTCGCTGGGCGTGTCCGTGTGGGTTGCCCAGCCCATAGCCACGGCACGTTCCAGCATGGCCGACAAGGTGGTTTCGCTGTAACGGGTAACGGCGGCGATGCTCCTGAGCGTGTGGGGCCGCCCGTTGCTACGGCTGAGGGTGCCCCGCTCTGAGCCACGGACGGCAAGCTCAAGCACCGCGACCCACGCCCCGAAATGAGCTTCGCCATCCTCATGCTCTGTCAGCATCTCTATATAACCTGAGCTGGCAAGGTCACAGGGGAGGCGCACCCAAGGCATTGATTTCAGGCGCTTGCTTTCGGCGGTTTCATATACTTGGGCCCAGTTAGCAATGGCCCAAGTCATAGGTCAACCTGGGCGGGCGAAGGCAGGCCGGCGAGATATGCGTCCAGATCCTCCACGACCGCGAACACCTTGCCAGAGGGGGTCGCCTTGATGACGCCAGCATAGTCGCCAGCATTGACCGACCGCTTGAGGGTTCGGCATTCAACGCACAGATAGCGGGCAATGGCTCGCCAGCCGTGCAGCATTCTCGGATTGTCATTTTGGTTATTCATAGCGCTATCATACACAGATCGACGCCCCACGCAACTATACGGCGCTTTTCTACGCAACACTGGTCATTGTCCTGCCGTCGTGGTAGCATCTCCGTGTAATTAGTGGCAACCAACAAGGAGACGACCATGACAAACGCAACCAAAACCGACCGCCTCTGGGAGGTAATGCCCGAAGAGGTCTCGCGACTCAGGCCCCTATTCGACAATATCGCGCAGGCCGTTTTTGAGCTGGCGCAGTACGAAGAGGAGGAGGGCGTGATAACAGCCGAGGAAATATCGAAGCAGTTCGGAGACCTCGTCCCCAGAGATCGGCGCGAGCAAGTGCACGCCTCTGTCGTCGCCGTGGCGGTCGGGCTTTACGTCTTCGACGACGGCTCTGTCTACTCGCTCGATGAGATGTATTGGTCAGACCTATCGCTTTGCCGCGATCATTGCGAGAAGGGCGGCGAGGACGAGCGCGGCTATCCGCTTCCCGACGGATGGGATGAGGATGACGAGGAGGAGTGCTACTAATGCCGCTAACACAACACCAATTAAAGCAACGCCTGACAGGACTCGGCGGATCTGACATCGGCTCCGTGCTGGGTCTCAATTCCTACCGAGGAGCTCACGACGTTTGGGCGGAGAAGCGAGGGCTGATCGCGCCCGCCGACCTGTCAGATAACCCCTTTATTCAATTCGGGAACGTCATGGAGCCGGTGTTGCTCGAACACTACAAGGAGGCGACGGGCGCCTCTGTGATGGCTGGAGAGGGGACCATATCGCACCCGGAACGCCCGTGGCACCTCGCCTCGGTGGATGGCCTGGTAGGTCCGACAGGCCGACCTGACGGCGTTCTGGAGGCAAAAACCGCGAGCTGGCGGATGAAAGATCAATGGGGCGAAGCCGGCACAGACCAGGTGCCAGAGTCATACCTGGTTCAATGCGCCTGGTACATGGCGGCGCTCGATTTGCCGTGGTGCGATCTCGTCGCACTGGTCGATAGATCATTCTCTATCTATCACATAGAGCGCAACCCAGAGCTGGAGTCGGCTATCGTCGAAGCTGGTGAGAGGTTCTGGCTCGATCACGTCGAGGCGGGCGTCCCGCCAGAGACAGACGGCTCGGACGGTTGCCGAGAGGTTCTCTCCGCTCTGCACCCAGCCACCACCGACAAGGTGCTGGTAGCCACGCCAGAGGTGGAGGCGCTGTGCGTCCGGCTTCGTGATATCAAGTTGACCCAGAAGGAGCAGAAGGCCGAGGAGGCGGCCATCAAGAACGCGCTCGCGGAGTTTGTCGGCAGCAACAAAGGTATCGAGGCGAGCTGTGGCAAAGTCACATGGACGAAGGCGAGCCAACGCCAGACGGTACAGTGGAAGGCGTTAGCCGAATCCCTTAACATACCAGCGGAAGATATCGAACGATTCACCAGGACCAGCCCGATAGCGCGAAGCATCAGGCCTTACTTTAAGGAGTAGACAGATGACAAACCAAAACCACGTACAAACGTACGGCCAGAGGATCGCGAGCTTCAAGGACTTGCTTGAGAAGGCAGCGCCGAAGCTGGCGGAGATCCTGCCAGCCCACATCAGCCCCGAGCGGATGTGCAAGGTCGCCTTGATCGCCGCCAACCAAAACCCGCAGCTCCTGGAGTGCACCCCAGCATCGATAGTCTCGGCCATGATGACGGCGGCATCCCTGGGGCTTGAGCCAGATGGCACCATGGGCTCGGCTTATCTCGTCCCCTATCGAACGCGGTGCCAGCTCATCATCGGCTATCGCGGACTCATAGACCTCGCCAGGCGAAGCGGTCATATTTCCAAGATCGAAGCCCACGCTGTCTATGAGGGGGACGAATTCGCCTACGAGCACGGACTCCATCCAGACCTCACTCACAAGCCGACACTGGGAGAGCGGGGCGAGATCGTCGCATTCTATGCCCTCGCGGTCCTGTCGGATGGCGCAAGTCAGTTTGTCGTCTTGTCCAAGGCAGACGTTGACAAGGTGCGAGGCGGCTCGGCTGCTGGTGGTAGTGGACCATGGGGGAATTTCTACTCAGAGATGGGGAAGAAGACAGCCGCGAGAAATCTTTGCAAGTATCTCCCATTTTCTGCCACGCTGAATAAAGCCATGAGCCTCGACGTGTGCGCCGAGTCGGGGCAGATAACACAAGCCGAGTTTGACATCCTCGACGACGACGACGCCCCAGAGGATGTCCAAGCGGCGCCCAAGTCCAAGAGCTCTGCAATCGCTGCGAAGCTGGGAGCGAAGAAGAAGGCGCCCGAGCCGCAGGACGACGACGCGGCGATGCTTGCCGACCTCGGTGACCCTGTCGCAGGCGCGGCCATGATCGATGAGGAGGGGATACCATTTTAACCCAAGCCATCACCGCACTGATTTTTGCCGTCCCGTTTCTGCTGCTGCTGCTGCCAGCCCTGCTGGGGTGCAAGCCCGACCGATACGGCGAAGATAATACATGACCACCACAAGCGCTGACAACACTCGTCTCCATCCCGTTACACTTTGTCAGCGCCGGAGCCGCTGCCGTCCCCACCACTACTGGCGGCGGCTCCACTTTTCTCTCCTCAAAACCCAGCCCACCTCATGCTCTCGACAGTGACGCGGCGACGCTCATCGTCCAGACCACCCCCCACCAATGACGCCGCCGCCGTCGTCTCTGAGGCGCTGTCTCTCCTCGACCACCAAGATCTCGCGCTGATCTGGCTGCTTCATCTGCACGAGGAGCCCTATACCCGCATAGAGCTCGCCGCAGCCCTGGGAGTCTCTGCCATGACGGTCGGAAACTGGGAGAAGGCGGCCCTGGTGCGACTCAGGCGGCACATCAGAGCCCGATAACCCCCACCAGGCGCCACAAAAAAAAAAGCCAAATAAATCCAACAAAATGAGCCTTTTTGCTGATTACTGGGTTGCATATCTGCTACAATCTAACCGCGGGCAAGGGGCTCGCGAAGGAGTGACAGCAAAATGACCACCAACGAAACAACAAGAACCGCGACACGAACCACAGAGGCCACCGCCACCACCGGCGAGGCTGTGAGCTGCCTGGCACACGCTCAGGATCAGGTGATTCAGGTAAGAGGCAAGCAGGTCTCTCGCCAGAACGTCCTCGACTCCATCGCCGTCTGTGAGAGCGTTGGCAGGTTGGCCTTCCTCTCTGACAATGGATACGGGGATTCCACCCGCTACCATCTGCGCCATGACGGTCGCTCTTATCCGTCCAAGGCGATCCTTGGCGTAGCCGCGGGTCTGAGTCCTGCCGACTTCTTCGGCGGTGCAGCTCACACCGTCGCCCAGCTCGCTCGTCTCGGCTTCCACGTTCGCAACAGCGACACGGGCGAGATCGTAGACCCGAGCCTCGACGGACTGCGCCGCCGCTGTCTCTCCGAGGGCTTGGATGTCGGGACCACCGCGTGGCCCGAGTCGCCCGTCGCACCTGCCGCATATTTCGCATCAGGCTCCAACCGTGTCGGAGAGATCCGAGGACTATCCAAGGCAGGAGCAGACGTAGGCGTCGCAGCGAACGAAATCTCCCCAGCCGCAGAGGCTGCCCTCGTCGAGCTCGCAGGGTCAGACGTTCAGGTGTTCGTCGATTCTGGCGCATTCTCAGAGGTGAGCTTCGGAGCCAATGGCGCCGAGATCGTCAAGCCCATTACCCCCGCTGGCTGGGAGCGAGTCCTCGCCCTCTACGCTCGCCTCGGTCGTGCGCTCGGCTCCCAGCTCTGGATCGTCGCACCCGATTGCGTCGGACATCAGGACATAACGCTGGAGCGCCTCGCCCTCTACGCCACAGACGTTAGAGCGCTTCACGCCTCCGGCGTTCACGTCCTCGTCCCCGTCCAAAAGGGCGAGCTCTCACAAGCCGCCTTCGCCGCGAAGATAGACGCCGCCCTCGGCTTCACGAGCTGGATACCCGCCATGCCCTGCAAGAAGGCAGCCACGACCGCCGCCGAGGTCGCGGACTTCCTGACGACCCGCAAGCCGGACCACGTTCACCTGCTCGGCTTGGGCATCCGCTCCCGCAAGCTCGAAGCCTACCTCGCACCATTCACCGACAGCCTCGCCTCTGTGTCCTTGGATTCCTGCTGGATCACCGCCAACGTCGGCAGGACAAGCGGACCAAAGGGCGGCCCTCGCAAGCTGACAGCCGCCAGAGACATCGCCAAGAGCGTCACCGGACTCGACGGCGGCGCCAAGGTTATCGAACTCGCAATATACACCTGCCTCGCAGGTTCAGGACTGACCGCAAAGTAAACCGCAACCAAAGGAGTGAGACCATGAGCAATGACAAGGCAGCAATCCGAGACCTGGAGGACAGGCTGGCGGCGGCGCTCCGCATGATCAGCCAACTAAAGGCGCAGGCCAAGTATCACGACGCATGCGCGATACCTGCCGCAC